CATAAACCATTACCTTTGGGCATTGACTACCTTGAAATTTATGACACGTAATAGCATAAGCATAATCAAAAGGATGTGGTGTATCTCTGCCAAATTCAAATTGATTCTTTTCTTTGCCCCACTGATTTCCATTAAATTTTACATCACAATAATACAAATCATCTGCAATAAAACTAATTTTTTTCTTTTTCAAATCAACTTTATCAACTATTCCTTGTAACCCATTAAACAAACCAAAAGGTTTACTATTTCTAAGGCATATAATTCTATCACCTTTTTCTACTAATTCCTTTTTACCTAAAAAATTTCTGACATTATTGTTTATTTCTACTCTGGTTCTATTAAAACCACAAATAATTTGATCAACTTCTGCTTGCATTTTATCAGTGACAGATGAAGAAGCAACAAACTTAACCTTATCACCCCCTTTAAACTTAGTTGGTTTTCCTCCCTTACGGATATGATCTGCAAAAAAAGCAATTTCTCCAGCATTTCTATGAATAGTTTCCAATTTAAACATAGGATTAGCCATTACATTAATATCCTTGCCAATAGGCTCAAGCTGGCCATGATCACCTATAAATATAATTGGCAAAGAAAAAGAAAGAAGATCACCATAAAGGTCTTCACTCAACATACTAGATTCATCGACAAGAAAACCATCTATAAACAATTCATTTCTCTGTTTTAAAACAAATTCCAAGGTGCCTTCGTCATCTTTGAATGGTTTATAAATAAGACTATGAATTGTAGAAGAATCTAATCCCTTCTTCCTAAGAACTTGTGCGGCTTTTCCTGTATAAGCACATATTGCATAAGAAGGAAGAATCTGAGATAAAGTTGCAAGGCATGTGCTTTTGCCACACCCCGCTGCGCCGCCTAAACTAATAATTTGTTCATTGCCTTTTTTTAAAGCATTAATTATTCCTGAAACAACTATTTTTTGTTCATGCGTCAATATTATCATGTTTAATGTATTTTTCGACAAAAAGATTTTCATAACGTTCAGTAAATTTAATAACGCCTGACTTTCTTAACAGTGCTATCTCACGATCAGATAACAATGCATGATCTTTTAATTGATATATTAAATTATTTTCTTCACAATATTTACACGCTGCTTCTTTTTTAAGTTTAACAATTTTTGATTTATGAAGTTTAATTGGTTTGATTTCAATTAAATATTTTTTGTTTACTAAAAAATCAGGACTATATGTTCTTTCCTTCCCATCCCAATTAACATATTTTATTTTTATCCTTTCAGCACTCTCCCAATTACTGTCGCTTTCATCCAAATAAATCATATAAGACAATTCTCTTAAACTTCTAAAGAAAATGTTTTTATACCACCCACTCCATCCATTGCCAGCCCCTTGAGGAGTTGGTTTACCATACATCGGATTATTTGATCCGCTTGAATTCTTACGTTGTTTTTCTTTAAAAGATTCCATTAATTCATTAGCTCTTATTTCTCCATATTTCTTAACCCACACTTCGTAAACAGTTTTGCCATACATCGCATTGTTTGACCCGCTAGAAAGTGCAGACATTTTTTTCTTATAAGAATCTGTTTGTGTAAAAGAAACATCTCTATTCTTTGAAATCTTCTCCTTAGTTGCTTTTGAATGTTTTTTTCCGTAAAATGGATTTTTTTCACCTACCCAATTTAAATTTTTAACAGTACAAGAACAACATAGACTATTTTTAGACAAAGCATACGAACAACCATATTTGCTTGCATACTCTAAAACTTTATTACATTGAGGGCAATTTCTTTTATATTGAACCATACTTTAAAACAGTAAGGTTCCGACATATTCAGCAAACAAGTTCATGTTCGCTCCTCAAAACACAAAGCCTAATATCATCTTCTTTACGTTTGGCTACCTTATGTCTTTCCCATTTAGGAGGACTTTCAAAAGTAAATCTCCTAAAGCCACCTGACGGCCCCTTTAACCTCATCCTTAACAACTTGCCTGGAATTATTTCTTCTTTAAATCTTTCAAAGTCTTCTTTCCATACCTGAATCTGTTGCATTTCGCTATTTGCATCCTCTGCTTCGACTAACCAATATGTGTTGTTTTTCTTAGACATCATGCTCTTGACAGTCAAAATCCTTAATTCAACAGGATTATTTTCCTCTATACATACTTTAAAATCTTCAAATGTCATCCCACCACAATAGTCAGGACTCTTAGAAAGAGGATGATCCCATAAAAACCCATAATAAGCAAGTTGGGATGCTTCTAAAGATTCATAGTTTTCAAGAATCTTGTCAGCTATTTCATATTCTTCAGAAACAAAAGGTTTTTCTTCCAAACCAGTCTTAGAAGTTTCCAATCCTCTATAATAATTCTTTAAAACTGTCAAACCTTTCTTCAAACTGTTCTTCATACAATAATCATAAATTTCCTTATTGTTATCTGGAAAATGCCATAACTCCTCTGGGACGATTGCCTCAATTTGTTCCTTCAATTCCTTTTGTCTTCTAATCCACCGCCTTCTTTTTTCATCAATTCTCTTCCTAGACTTCTTAACCCATTCAGCATACTTCAATAAATGGACAACATCTTCGCCAAAAATTCTAAGACCAATCAAAGGTTTAAGAACTGCCGTATCCGTACCAAATTTATTCAAAAAGTCATCAAAATCATTATAGGGTTGGTTATCTACTACCCTTTGGACTACAGCATCTCCAATCCCAACAATATTAGAAATTCCATAATATATTTCTTCATCAACAATAGCTGCTTTAGCTTTAGATTTGCTAATATCGATTGGATTTACCTTGATATTATGCAATTCAGCTTCCATTTTGTATTCTTTGAGTTTGTCAACCTTATCTTCACAAACAAGACTAGATGTATAAAACTCAATTGGATAATGAGCTTTAAAATAAAGAAGCCGCATAGCAATAACACAGTAACCGCAAGAATGACTATTATGGACTAGAATGCCATTAGCAATATAATTATGATTATTTTTAATACAAATATCATAAGTTTTATCTTTGCCGCATTTCTTAATTGATTTTACTTGCGTCCAAAAAATATTACTGTTAACTATTTTCAATAATTCAACATGCTTAAAAGTTTTAGCAATTATTTCAATAGTTTTTCTTAAAAAAGACTTCTTGTTTTTATCTTTCAAAAGAATTCTATGAGTCAGTCCACATTTATCTAAGCAATATCTGCCATACGACTTTCTAATTTCAAGGAGATAAGGCATTACAAGATTATATGGCAGCATATCACGTTCGTTACAGAAGATACTATATTTATAGAGAAAACTTTGATCACATTTTTTAGAACACATATATTTGCCTATACTTTTAGCAAATCTTTCCCTCCAATTATACCCTCCAACTTTAACTATATAACCTATTTTTCTCATTCCCCGATAATTAAAAAATTTCTTATTTAACACAGAAACAAAACCTATTCTGAGCAAAAGTTCTTGCACTTGCTCTGCTAATTTCAAAGAAGATGTGGCATAGTAAGTGTTGCTTCTATCTACACATCCATCCCCTTCCCACATTCGTCCAAGCAATAACATGATTTGCTTAGAAGATAATTGAAAAACCCAATCAGGTAAAAATTTTTGAGGAGCTTTTTTCCAACACAAATCATTTTTCCTGGCCCATTGCAACAAATTAGTGGGAACATATTTTTTATAACTTCCAGAATGGCCTGAATTAATACAGATTACCCACTTATCTTTGTAGTATTGCTTAGTAATATGAGACTTTCCAAATTTCTTAGCTGCCTTTACAAAATCATCAACATAAAATTCATCTTGATTAAAAAAATACAAAGAACTAGGATGACAGGTATTACCTTCTGTAATTAAACCAGCTAAAACTATCAGTTCATGACTTTCAACTTTATGAGTGGCTACACAATCTCTTTTGGAAGGTAAAGCTACCCAATCACCAAGCTTCAAATCACTTAAAGGAATCCATCCTATATCAGTTAAAAATTTATGTTTTTCTGTACATTTAATAGCATGGTGAGATTTAGTGATTAATTCAAAAATTGATTTTTCACCATTATCAAAAACATCTTCTATAACAGATATTTCAAATTTGCCATTCTTATCTAAAGAACCAGTCTTCATTCCCTTTTTAGCTTCACGGACCTTAAATGGTATTCCAAATTCATCGTATAAAACAGAATCGCCATGCAAGCACTTGTTGAAGCTGTACCCACTAAATGCCTCTATTTGAGTCCAAAATTCATTCATCTTTTCCAAACTATATCCCAATCGTTTCATGCCATTCTCAATGAAACGATTTTTATAAGTCTGGAATAAATCAAGCCTCTTTTTGGATATAGCTTTTCTGACAATCTCACAATCTTTTAATGGCACATCACCTATTTGATTCAATATTCGCATGATTTGTTCTTGATAGATCATACAACCATAAGTTTCTCCCAAAATAGGTTTCAAAAGAGGATGAAGTCCATAAGCTTCACCCTTTTTTCTTTTTATATAAACTTCTGATTGTGCAATGGCCCCTGGACGATAAACGCTAAGATACGCCATCAAATCATTGAACCCATCAACACCGCCTTTTTTAACCAATTGTCTCATGCCTTCGCTATCAAACTGAAATATGCCTCTTAAATCTGCTTTATTTGCCATTTCAATCGATTTAGGAGCATTCAAATAAGAAGTATCTGACCAATCTTTCTTTCCAGGCTTTGCACAAATACTAGTTAAACCATGTCTATCTTTTACTAATTTTTTAGCTATAGCTATTTGTTTTAAATTAGACAAAGACAACAAATCAAACTTAACCAAACCAACAGGCCCTAAATCCTGACCATGTAAACCTTCCACCCAAGCTGTACAAGGCAAATCATCTTTGTCTTTAACCAATGGGACAAAATTATTGATAGGTTTGCTGGATATAATTAATCCTCCAGCATGCTTACCCATACTATTGTTTCTATGCAAAAGCTTTTTAGCCGCTGTTGCTACTTCTGGATGATCCTCACAATACTTCTTCATTTCTGGAAATAACTCAACAGCTTTATCCCAGGTTAATGTTTTGCCTTCATCGTCCTTTAAACCCAATTTTTTAGTTACAGCCGTTACTTCATCTTTATCACAACTATACACTCTGGCCATATTTTGAAGTGCTGATTTAATGCCGAAAGTGTTATAGCTACCAATATTGGCTACAAATTCTTGGCCATAAAATTTTGGTGCCCAGATGTTCTTCAGATAATCTCGAACTTCTGGAAGAAAGTCGCAGTCCGAATCAGGCATGTCACCGTAAACGTAGGTAGGCTCTTTGTCTATCTCTAAATCGTCTACTATGCCTAAAAGATATGGGATTAAGAGGTTTTTTTGATTATAAGGATATCTGATTTGCTTTTTGTGTAAATCTAGAAAATAATCATGCTTGTTTTGAGCATCTATTTCTTTTAATTCCAGGGCTAATCTCTTAGTATACTTCTCTTCTTTAAGCCCTTTACTTTCTAACCTAGCATTTAGAATTATAATCAATTCATCTTTAGCTTCCATCCATCATTTATATCGTTTACTTAATTTTCAGTCAATACTAAATAGACCCCCAATAGAATTTGGATAAGCACTTAAATCATCCCCCTGATACTCGCTAACTCTCACAACAGACAACCATTTATTGCTTTTCATATATTTATTCGCTTCTTCCTCATCAATAAAAACCTTAGTTAAAAACCAAGGAGAAAAAAGCCCACCATAATCATCTTCATAAATTAAGTAGACTTTCATTTGAATCCCATTGACCTTTCTATATCCTGGTCAGAAGAAATGTATTCCTTCATTGAAGACAAAGTAAAAATAGCATCTTCGTATTCATCACCAAGGATTATAACGGCAACAAACAATTCTTTCAAATGTGCAATACTAAATCCATTCGTATCTTCAATCCATTTAGAAAGAGGAACTTTTAATTCTTTTACTTTATCACCCATCAAATATTCAAAATACAATTTTCTACTTTCTTCATTTGGATGACCTATCTTGAACCTCTTATCAAACCTGCTTGGCCTATTAATGACTCTTGGACCTAATTCTTCTGGATAATTAGTAGTTGCCAAGAATACGCACTTGTGGACACATTCAACACCATCCAATATATTCAAAACACCAGATTCATCACCATAATTATGCATTATCGCATCTAAATCTTCCATCAAAACTACAACAGGTGTTTCTGGCTGAATTGTTCTGAATATTCTCATGCCTTCTATGAAAATATGAGGATGACAAAATTTAACTACTATGCCGCCTCTTTCAACCACATCTTTCATAATAAGTTGAATAGAACTCGATTTACCACTATTATGATGAACAATATAATCAGAAGTTAAATATAAATGATCACCCGAAATTGTAAACCCATAAAACTTCCCTTTGCCAAGAGATTCAATTTTTCTAATGCCTGTTCTTAACGGGTCTTTATTAGGCATTCCAACTAGTGCTTTTTTTCTTGCAAGTTTTACAGGAATTCTAGAAATATCACCAAATATGTTAAGCCGCCAATAATCTCCTTCAAAGTCTATTTCTTTAATTCCTTTTTTTACTTTTTTAATTGTCACACCAAAACCAAGACTTCTAGCCAATTCAACTATCTGCCAAGCCAACCTTTCTCTTTTCTGAATAATTTCAAAATAATCTTTATAACCTTTTTTCTTAAATTTAGCACTTTTCCTCCAGGTAGCAACACAATAACCTCCATCAGTATCAACTAACCCTGCCAATAAACCTAGCCTTTGCTGCACTGAAGAATACATATAATTATCTGGGATGTGCTTATCCTCCAATACATTTAAATTTCTTAATTCATTTAAAACATAATTGCCGCCTTTTGATCCATCGCCAACTATATTCAAAGCCCAACAAATAGAATCTGTTTTACGCCTTTCTGTTAAAGATAGTCCAAAACAAAATGCATATTTTCTCAAATATTCTTTTATTTCCTGGTCAGCAGAATTAACCTCAGTTTTACCTTCAGAACCATCACCCAGCCAAACTCCTAAAAAATAAGGTTCCAATGGCAATTCTTGTTTTTTTTCAAAATTCACTCCAATTCTGTACAACTTAAACGACCATTGAGAGCATTTGGTCAAATTCATATAATCATTTAATTTAATATTCATTACAGGAGGAAATCTCAATTCAACGCTACTAGTTCTTCTTAAACTTAAAACATGATTGCCATTTACTACAAAAGGTTCTCCCTTATTAGGATATACTCTGTACATTTCATCGATACCATGCCTTAATTCTAATACCCTACGTGGCTTAGAATCAGGCCCCATAAGTAAATCACCAACTTCTACGTCTTCTACTTTCTTAGTTTTCCCATCAAACATTCTAATCAATGTGCCTTTTCCATGACACCCAGCAGGGCCGTATAATATCACGCCCCTTTTGTATGCTAAACCAAATTCTTTAAATACCGCTTCCTTATCCCAGAATTTTTTAATCTCATCAACAACCTTTTCTGAATTAGTTTGAGGAAATCTAATAAGACCTTCAGTTTTTACTGGAACTTTTTCAAAATATATACCAACTCCAGGAGCTTGAAGAATGTCATAAACTCCAGGAATAAGCTTATCTATTGTGTGACTAGCAGGTATGAAAGTTCTTTTGTCAGAAGTAGTCCATTGAACTAAATTGCCAAGCTTAACTTGTTGTTCTTCTTTTTCTTCTGACATATCACTACCACGACAAGAAGTAGCATATGCTTTATTGTAAGGTTTATATGCTGGTTCTTTTTCTGCCGCACTTTTTAATAACTCAATTAACTCACTATCTTCTTCTCTTGACATTAAAAAACTCCATCCGATTATAGATGGAGTATAAGAAATAAAAATAATTATTACAAGGCCAAAAAATAACCCCAGCTTTTTATGGCTAGGGTTATTGCTAAGGGAAAGTCAAATAACTTGAAACTGCTTTACAAAACTCAACCAAATTATTCTCAGGCCATTCAAATTTGGCAAGTTGTGCTATTAAAGCTACAAACTGAATATTGCCTTTTATATAACCTTTACCACTATCTATCCTATCTAAACTTGCCCTGTCGGGAGTGCGTGGTAATTTTGAACCAATAGTAGGCAAATTTTTAAGTTGCCATCCAGTATACGGGCAAACACCTTTTTGTTTTTCCCACTGTTCTTTAAGATCAATTAATGTAACGCCACATTCTTTATTATTTCTTCTTATAATGTTTCGATAATGCCAACGAAAAGGCGAATATTCATCTGGTGTCCGTACTTTTAAATTTTCAGGTCTACCACCACCTAAATGTTTATAATTATCCTTTCCTGCACATCTAAGAGAACAATAAATTTTCCTGCCTAGCTTTTCATTTCTTGATAGCTCACCAACTTCTCTTAAAA